AGAATTTTTGTTTTCATTTAAGATTTCTGTAAGAGTTTTTGGTGCACTCCAACCTGCATCAGTTGCCTTATAGTATAATGGGCTATCTAATGGAATACCACTTTCATTTTCCAATACTTTAAATGTTAAGCCAACATTTTGAGAATATGGTGGTAAATCACTTTCTTTATCAACAACATTTTCTGGTTTATTGATGTAGAACAATGGAATACTATATGGTACTGTTCCTACAACTGGATTTGATGTTGCTGCACATCTAATTGGAGTATAGAAGTGTTTATATTGATATTTTTCTTCCCCAGTTTGTGTGACATCAACTTTTTCTTTATAGAACAAATCTATTTCTTTAGTTAATTGGTCATCAGCATACAATGTAACTGTGTAGTTCTTTACACCTTTGTCTATTGTTGCTTCTGTTATATCATAATCAATATAGTTTACAGTATTGGAATATGCATTTGGTGTATAAACGAGTTTTTCCCAATGTGGTACATAATCGCCATAAACACCGATTACATTTAATAATTCAAATTCACTATAAACTGGTGTATCATCTTGAATTTCAGTTACAGTTTTTGAAGTATAAAGATACAAATCATTATCTTTCATTTCATAACTGGTTTCATGGTGGTCAGAAACAACTTCTGTTAAATCTGTATATTTCATATTAACTTGATTATATACTAATGTTGTTTCATCTTCTAAATCAATATCTATACTAATTACTGGTGATTGGCATGTTTTATCAGCATAAACTAATGATTCTTTATCTTCTTCGGTTGTTTTTTTATCTAATTTAGCATAGTATTCTATTAACCCAGAATTTACATCATATGAGCCAACTTGATTAATATCACCCCATGTAGGTTCTGTTATATATCTAGGTGTTAATTGTGAATATGTTGCAAATGGGTCAACTAATGTATAGACATTTCCAACAGTATATCCTGGATAAATTAAATCATCAACTGTCATGACTCTATCTTCTATATTTGTGGAAACAGAATCTTTAGTTGCTCTTTCAGTACATTCAGCATCTAAATATAATTCAGTATTATACTTAATGCCATTAAATACAAAATTTGGCTTTTTATTATCAAGTTTTTGATGTGTAGATGGATTATATGCATCAAAGTTACAATTAATCTTATAATAGTATGTAGGAGCGTATTCTTCCCATACAGTTACTACTTCACCATCAATTACTTGAGTTGTTGAGAATAATCCTCCAGCAAGGTGGTCAACAACACAAATGTAATATTTACAGTTCTCATCAGAATCAGTTACTGTATCACCAGCTTTATATAATTTATTAGGTGCCCACAAGTTTTTAATAACATTTGTTTTATGATAACCAGTAATAGATTTAGAACGATTTTTATAGAATTGTGTTCCTGGCCCTAAAATATCTGCATTAGGTCTAGTTTCATCATCATATAAAACATCATATGAATAAAAATATGTAACACCATTAACTGTAGGTGGCAATACAAATGGTTGGAAATATGCAGTATATTCCATAGAATCACTTTCACCAAGTTCAATTGCTACTGGTAGTGAATCTTCAGATGTAGATAAAATAGAATAATCATCATAATGTTCACCAGCATGATATACAACTTTTGTGTAACCATTATAACCTGAATGGCCAGCACCACCTTGAACAAAGTCACCACCTTGCCCATAATTACTGCCTGGATATACTGATTTACCATAATAACCTTGATAACTTCCTAAACCACCGCAATTACCGCATACAGCTGTTTTTGTCTCAATTGTTTCCCATGAAGTATTGATAGTATACATACCAGCAAGACCCATCAATCTACCATTTCTAATTCTATCGCCTTTACGTAATGCTGCAGCACCACCATTACCAGCTTGCGCTTTAATTAATAAAATATCATTATTATATAAAGTTGAGTCAATACCGCAATCACCATCGCAGTTATATGCACCACCTTTACCACCAGCACCGCAAGTGATATAGTATTTGTTGGTTGGTGATGTAATTTGAGAATCATCTACCTTAACTAATGCATCTACATATGCGCCAGAAGCACCAGGACATCCACCATAGTGAACGATAACCCATTTTTTACTTGCTAAAACTTTGGCGCTTCCTTTATATGATAACGCACCAGCAAGTAGAGCTGTACTAAGTCCATATGTTACATATGATGCAGCTACAGCAACAACTGTTACAGCAACTTGAACAACCTTTTTAAATACACCACTAATCTTACTACCAAAGCCATGGTGTTTTTTCTTAACTTTTGTTGCACTGGTGTAACCACCACCAGAACCACCACCAGCACCAACTAATTTAACCTCATAATTACCTTCATCACAGAACAAAATTTCTCTTGTTTCTGGCGTTGTTTGGTCCATAAATACTGTCTTATCTCTGAATGACAATGGAACTGTAATGTTTAATTGTCTTGAAATGATGGATGTACCCATTCTAACCCAACCAAATCCAGATTTATATGAATAGAATATATAAACATCTTGATTAGTATCATCATCATGCTCTAACATTTTGATGCATCTACTATCATACAAATCAGTTGTTGGAAATTCTGTTTCCTCAGGTACATCTTCTTCATCCATTTTTGGAGTATATGGAACATAGAATGTATCTTCTTTTGTTCCGCAACCAAATGCTGTTGCTTTCCAATGAATTGTATCACCTTCGCAAACAATAACTTTAATTTTATCTTGGTCTTTATACTCTTGACCATTAATTGTAACAATAATATCAGGGCAATGTGTTACAATGTTGAATATCATTTTCCATTTATATTTGTAAAATTGCTTACCAAATTGTGTCATATTCAACAATAAGTTAGAGTATGTTATAGAAGCATCATTACCTAAATCTCTTAATGTTGTTGAGTTATTAACTTCTGATTCAGGAACCATTGTCTTAAATACAGTATTATACATTTTAACTTTATAATCTGTACCTGTAACATATTGACCTTTTTCTCCAGTATACATAGGTGAACCAATGTCGCACCATTTACATGTATAGTCATTTAAATCAATATCACTATATAATGGCGTTAATGGGTTTGAATCAATTGTTGCGCTAGTTTCAGTTGTATAATAATCTTTCTTATCATCGGTGAAATGATATACATTTTCATATGCTGGTTGTCTGTAAGCATCTTCTAATGTTGGGTATCTCATTGAAACAAACTTATTAACGCCTGTTTTCTTTCTAATATCCCAATCACCATTTTCAAGTTTGGCAATCCAAACCGTCATTTCAACAGCCATTTCATCTTTAATTTGTTCAAATTCTTCTTCATTAGCAACAATGTATTCAACGTCATTGAGTTGTGCAAAGCCACCAACAGGGTTGATTAACAATGAATCTGTATATGAGAAACATGCGCCTTGAGGATTTCTTTGTTTCTTAATCCATTTTTTATCATCGCCAAAGATGATGTAATTACCTACATATCTTAATAATTGCCAATCATTTGGATTAAATTTACCAGTTACTTCATTGTTTAAGCAAGAATATTCATAGTTATGATAGATTACAACGTTACCAACGTTATATACTTGCTTTTCATCATAGTAATAGTTGCTAGACATTTCAAATGTAATAACTTGAGGATTCTCTCTCATTTTTTCCATATCTAACAAGAATTCTAATACAGAATTATCTCTTGTATGACCGAATTCACCAGCTTTAAATAACCAGTTTTCAAATATTTCAATATTATTACCAGTTGATGAAACATATGAAGAACGATTCATCTTATCAATAACTGTTCTTGTACCTTTTTGTCTGATTGCCCCTTTATAGAAATCAAACATTGCTTTATCATTTCTAAACAAATTAACATATGTTTTTGTCTTACCATATCCAACAATTGCTCTAGAGTATTCAGCTTTTTCACCTTGGCATCTAGCATCATCAACATCAAACATATATTGTAAATCATTGGCTGATTTATCAAAGTTTGCAATTGCTCCATCATCTTCTACCAAATAACCTGGAGCATAAATTGTTCCATACCAATTTCTTGCTTTGACACCATGTAATTTAAATCTTCCTAAGATTGTGAAGTATTTAGAATCATACAAAATATCACCATAGATAGTTACATTATCTAATACAAGTAAATGTTCTAATTGATATGTTCTTAATTTAACTAATGCAATATTATCTTCTTTTGGTTGAATAAATGTGTTAAATGTTTGTCTAAAAACGTTTAATTTATCAGCACTAATAGGATTTCCATGAATATCTAATACTGAATTATACCCACAATTTTTCAAATTTAAATCTTCTACAATACCAGTATTATAATTTCCAAGTCCAATTACACCAGGATTCAAAAGTAACAAATTACCTTCAGTGTCTTGACCTTTTTGAGAAGTTGCCCAGTTTACAAATGACTCGCTAGAAATTCTCCAATTCATTACAACACCAGAACTATTTCTTGTATTAAAATACCAGTTTTCATTTTCTTCTAAGTATTTTCCATAACCATTAATTACAGTATACAATTCTTGAATTGATGTAAATTCTTTTTTATATGGAACTTTTTGTATTTCATCTTTCCATTCTAATGGATAATATACAGTTAAACCATCGTTTCTATTAATAGATGTCATTTCAGTATAACTATTTCCATTCCAAGTATATAATTTATTTTTATACTTTCCTTCAGATGCTATTTTATAAACTTTATTTTCTGATGGATTAAATGCATCTCCTCCCCTAGTTGCTGATAACCATACTGAACTAAATTCTTTTGAGCCGTCTACAATATATGAAGTAGAAGATGTAACATTAGATGACCCAGAAGTACTATATGAACCTTTTTTACCATTGATTTCTGGAACTCTTACCATAAAGTATGGGAATGATTTATCAAAACCATCAATCATATAACCTTTTTTGGTTTTGATAATAGCCATAGCAGAATATGTTAATGTCTTATTATTTTTAGATTTAAATAATGACATATGGACATTTTCATTTGGAATTTCACCATAAGTATCTGTAGAAATTGCTACTGTATCTTTTTGATAGAAACCAGCACATCTATAACCCAAATTAACTGTTGCTTTTCTAATTTTATCAGCGATAGAAGTTATACTTAAATTATTTGATAATGCATAATCTGAAATCCATTGTTGAATACCGATATTTCTAACATATTCATCATCAACTAATTCATTATGCATAACAGTTTCTGAAATATTTTCTCTTGCTTCTGTTCTAGCATTGATTGTTTGTTCATAATCAGTGCCTTTGAACAATACTGCTGTATCTAATGTATTCCAGTTATTTTCAACCCAAGAAATAGGTCTTAATAAGTATAATACTAATTGTTCTGCGAATTTGAATGCAGATGTTTGCATATAAGCGATTTCAACGTCACCGAAGTCACCAATCTTCCATCTTGCTCTTGCTCTTTGGATTGATGGTTGTTCTTCAATGATACCAATATCCATTGGGGATTTTAATTTACCATTATTATCTACTGGCAAGTATTTTTCAACCAATCCTGGTCTTTTTAATTCTTCATATTCGCCAGCATAATCACCATCTTTAATAATACCATTTTCAATATCTTGCCACATAATGATGTTGCTTGCTGTATAAGGTGCAGCACCATATTCAGTTTCCCACCATGATGGTTGGTCACCAAATCCTAGCATTTCCCAAGGATGTGAATCTGGTCTGTATGTATCATAATAATATGTATAAACTGCTTTATATGAACCATGTAATTCATCACCATCTGGTGTGAATGTATTGGAATAGTTCCATGTCTTCCATGCTTCTGGGTTTGCAGTTAAATCATAATCAAAATGAATATTTTCACTATAATCTACACCAGCATTATTAGCCCACAAATCAACAAAAGTTGAATATGTATTAATTAATTCATCTCTTGTATATGTTTGTTTTCTAAAGAAACCAGGCAAGAATTCATATTTGTTTATGCCACATCTTGTATCTTTAAACTTAGTATTAATTGATGCGTAGATTAATTTTTCTAATCTTAATATGAATAAATCTTTAACATTATTATATGCTTTTGTTAAAGAACCATCATGCCCAACAATTACTTTTGGCTTTACTTCACCAAGATATTCATCATATACTTTAATTTTTGGTTCATAACAGTTTGCAATACCTAAATATGCTGGAGTTGCTGGAATATATGCATTATCAAGCAAGTGTGTAACACCATTGTTATAGAATGGCATTAATCCATCTTTACCAACGTTAATTGAATTAATGATTCTTGTGATGATTTCATCCATCATTTCTTCGTTGGTTTCATATGTTGTTCTCATATCATCAACAATTTCACCTTTAATATAATATTGGTCTAAAACTGTTGAGAATTTATTTTTAAATCTTGTATAAGCGTTTTCTACATATTCAATAGAACTTCTAACTGTTGTATTGGTATCATTATCTAAAATCATTGTTCTAATGATATTAGATGCGGATTGAATAATTTTTGAGCCAACAGACAAATCTGGATTTAATGATGAATAGTTATTACTACCATTAGCTCTACCAACGAATCCAACTTGATTTTCCATAATATCAATCATTTGGTCAAAACAATTATTATATCCAATTGTTTCAATTTCATCATTGAATTGGTTAATTACTAATGACAATGGTGGTTCAAATGTATAATTAGGGTCTAATTCTTCAATATCTTCATCTGTTAAAATGTTAACAATAATAGTATCATTATATTTTACGCCTTTAACATAAATGTCGTAATTATCTTGTATAACGTTTTCAGCTTCAACTTTTTCACCATTAATAGATACTACTAATGCTTTTTTAGTGGTTTCGCTTGAAGGAAGATATTTTATAGTGAATTTATAATATTGTTCTTCATCAATTTCTACAAATGATGGTTCATCATTTGCTTCAAATTGTGTCTTAATATATTGATTATATTTTGAAGAACTCAAATGCCAATCATTCAAATATTCATCTTTGAAATTAATTGTAAAGAATTTATAACCTTTAATTTCTTGTTCATAATCCATTGGAGGAGTATATTTGAAAACTTGTGTATGCAAAAGGTTATCAAATATATAGTTTTTATCTTCATCTTCATTAAGGATATATCTATCCAAGCCATAAACAACAACATTACCTTTTTCATCATATTCATCACCTGAATATACTCCATCTTCAGCAGTTGCTTCTTTATAGTCAAATAATTTACATCCTTTAAATGTAGAATTAGGATAAGTCACTGAATTATCTAATTTAACTTTATCAGAGTCAAATAAATCAAATAATGGGTTTTGATTAATACCATTATAATCAGGGTTACTATGGTTTGGAGCATCTTTACGTTGGCCTTCTACCCATGATAAACCATCATAATAGTATGGAATATTATAAATTCCATTAATTTTCTTAACAACGTCACCTTTAACTGTACCACCTGTTGATGTTTTACCATCAATTTCTTGACCATTTGTACATGCTTTTAATGTTACTAATTCTGTACCTGTTTTTGAGGTAACAATTGTAACAGTATAAATTTGAATTGGATTAGCACCTTCAACATTCTTAAATAAGATTTTGTCGCCAGTATTTAACTGTGTAAGATTTAATGCTGTTAATACAGAACTCTTAAATTTATTATTAATTTCATTTACTTGCTTACTGGTAATAGCAACAACATAACCTCTGTCAAATGTACCATAATTATATAATTTAATATCTTTTGTATAACACAAAATTGGTTTAGAAGCGTGATATAATCCACGGTAATCATCAGAAGTACTGATTGAGTCAATATTAAATACTTCTAATGCGGAAACATGAACCCATCTGTTTCTTGCTGACCAATCGTTACCATCAGCACAACCTCTTTCCATTACAAAATAATCTGGTTTTGAAACGAGTTTCACATATAAATCATAATCATCTTCATATAATGATGAATATGGGTCATATGAATCATCAATCATCTTAATAGAAGAACCAACACCAGTTACCATAAATGGAATATTGTTATAGTTTGTATTACTATCATTTAAGAACATGATTCTCATACCATTTTGGAATTCAAATGATAATTCATGTGCTTCATCGATATATGTATATGATGCTTGTCCTTCAGCATCAATACCAATATTTGTTGCACCATCCAAAACAATCAATGGCATTTTAACAGCAGTTAATTTGAAATACCCTTTACCATCATTTGTTCCATCAGGATTATATGTCAAACCACCAACAATATATGGTACATTATTGTATTTGTTGCTTAAATCATTTGTAAATACAACTCTATCGCCATTTTTAAATTCATATTGGCTTTCCAATATAATTGCACCATCTGGTGTATATTCATTATAAACTGGGTTACCTGTACCAATTAATTGAGAAACATCAATTGGGCCAGTTAAAATCTTCATATCCTTTTCGCCAGAATCCCAACCAATCCAATAATAGTTATATGTGTTAATAAACATATCAACATTGATTGGTGGGCACCATGACCAATATTTCGTAGCTAATAATTTGTTTTCATCAAATACAGTACAACCTTCATTATGTAAATCTGCAATAAAGTTTGCATATGTAATATATTCAGAGCCATCATTGACAACTGGAATGATTTGATTCATTTGTCTTTCAACGGATGGTTCTCTAATATAACATTCTGTACCATCTACACTAGGGACAACTTCTCCAGCATAAGCACTAACAATCTTTTCATTTGATTTCTCAAAAAAGTTATTGAGAACATAAGTAATAAACTCATTGATTAATAATCTATTGGCGAATTCTTTTGGAAATATTTCTCTTAAATCTCTTTTTGCTGAAATTACATCTTGTCCAACGGTTGTTACCATATTAAGTTCCTCTTAATGTTGTTATATGTAATTATTTATATTTTCAAAAAGGATAATTTTAAGCAAAAATATGTGGCATTAAGGGCAAAAATGTAAAAAATACGATTGATAATAAATAATAGTATAAGAAAGTAATATATTGGAGAAAAACAATGGCAGATATTAATAATGTAGATACACTTTCAAAATTTGGTGTCATTTTAGATGGTGAAACACAAAGACAAAAGTTCTACCACTTAAAGACAAGATATAGAGTTAGATTCATCGGTATGGGTGTAAACACAGAAGGTGATAATTTAACAATGACAATGAGTGAATTTGATACACCAAAGGGTGAATTTGAAGATAAAACCGTTGAATTGGTTAATGGCCAAATTAAATATCCTGGTGCATGGACATGGCAAAATGTATCATTCAAAGTATTTAATACTTATGACAATACAAACTATAAAGCATTGTATAACCAAATTCAAAGACAAAGAAACATTTATGAACAAACAACTGGTGACGCACCAAATAACTATAAGTTCACAACCGTTTTTGAACATACAGACGGTCATCAAGATACATTAGGATATTGGGTCATGGAAGGTTGTTATTTAAAGAAAGCACAACCAGAAGGTGCATCAAATGGGGACCACGCACAAATGATGATTGATTGTGAAATTTCATTTGATAACGCAACATTGTATGATGTTGATGGTAACCAAATCCCAACAGTTGATTCAGGTATCATCACAGACGTTGCTAACGCATTTGACTTCTAATGTGTTTGTAGTAATTAAAAAAGGAGAGTTTTTACTCTCCTTTTTTCTTTTCCTCAACAAATTTTTGAAACTCTTTATTTGACAAATCAATCATAACTGGTAATAACGTGTTGTTTTCATTAGTTAATACATCTAAAAATGACATACTTTTATATAGTTTATTATCAAATAAAAATGAATAATAGTATAAATCCTTAGCTGGATACTTTTCATAATACTTATAAAATGTCTTATCTAGTAGTATACTTAATAAATTTGGGGATAATTCATCTTTTATAATACCATCAACGCTATACTTAGCTTTTATATCTTTAATATCTTTTGTTGGCTTTGCAGAATAAATCAGCATTACTAAAAACAATGAATCATATAATTGTATAACTTCTTTCATAAATGTTTTATTTTTATCAATGAATTTATAACATTCCTTATCAGAAAAAATACTTCTATTGCCATTATATTTTAACCCTTTAAATGTAAAAACAATATGAATCATTGTTTGAGCCAATGAATAGACATTAAAAAACGAGCCAGATTTAAAATATCTGAAAAAAATCTCTTCTCTTTCGTCATATGGAAGAGTTTCATAAACTAATAAATCAAACATTCCGCCAAATGATTCTAAATATGTAATCATTTTATCTGGTTTTTCATTTTCATTCTTAAATGAATTTTCATAATCAAACACATAAATTGTATCTGTGTCCAATTTATCTGCTTGAGCCACAGTAAGTGGTGCTGTAACTAAAAATGGTCTTAAATCTCTCATATTAATATGTTATCTGGATAATTTGTTTTAATTTCGCCTATTTCATTCTCTGAAATTTCTGTTTCTACTCTTATATCTTTTAAGAATTGAACAGCATTTACTTTTCCACCTGGGGATAATGTATATTCATTTACTTCTCGGCCATAAAAAATATCATCAAATTTAACTTGATAATTAAGATTGAGTTTACTTTCTTCAACACATTCAATAAAACGTCTATAATCAGATGATTTTATCTCAAATTGGCTAAATGCATGTTTAAAATATGGCTTAAACTCTACTTGCTTTATATTTTTCAACATGTTAAATGTTTGTAAAATTTTATTTGGATAATATTTAAAAACTAATGGTGATAATGTAACGGTTACATTAAATGGTTGAGGAAAATCTAATAATTTAATCCAAGATTCTCTAACTCTTGGTCTCGCTATAAAATCATATGAAATGTTATATGTTACGCCTGGTAATATAAAACTATTAGAAATAGGGAATGCTTTAATTTCTGTATTAGAATAATTTGTTACAGTTTTATAAACTTGTTCTATATATGATTGTGGTAATAATGATGGTTCTCCACCAGAAATATAAATTTTATTAAATTTACTCGCATTTTTATTTAAGAACTTATCTAATATTTTTACATCTAATACTGCGTTATCACTACATTTATCTTTATAATAACAAAATGGGCACTTAAAAGGGCATGAATACGTAGTGATTATTGATAAAATATTCATTAAACATCCTCAATCAATTTTTGATAAAGGTATTTATAACTAGAAAAACTATATTTTTAATTATATAAATTTATCTATGTGACTTTACGAATACTTCAACTAACTTTTCATTTTCATTAGTATCTGTCTTCAAACTAATACCAATTGTTGGTTTTAACAACAATGTATCTAACCATGTTTTTCTCTTAGCGATTCCAGCATATTTTGAAGTTGTAATTTTATCAAATTTATTGATTTTACCTACAACTCTAACAGGAACTCTACCAACGAGAGCAACCTTTTCACCTTCTTTCTCTTTCTTGTTTAAAACGATACCTGGTTTTGTTGATATAACTCCGAAGAATGTTCTGGAATTTGGCTTTACTTTTGTGATTTCATATTTTCCACCAAATCTTACAACTGTGCCTGGAATTAAAACTTCTTCTGGGTCACATGCGTAAATCTCTGCTAAATCACCCCATTGGGCTCTATATGCAGTTCCTTGAATAACTTGCGTAAATTCCCATTGACCAGTGATTGTTTCAGATACATTTTTTCTAGTATAGTTTGGGTCTGAAATAAATCCAGTATATGCCAAGGTGTGCCTCCTATTACTCTTCATTATTATTTATTAAAATGCCTATATAACAACAATAAATAATTTTATACAATAGGTAAGGAATACTGATGGTAGAAAACGTTGAAGACAAAATAACCAATAAAGGGAAACTCATTGATAAAAATAAGTTATTCTTTGGTTTAATTCACTACATTTTATCAGAGCAAAAAAACGTTAACTGGCTAATCAGAAGTAGCTTGATTGATATTACTGGTGTTAGTAACGTTTTGGAAGAAAAACCATATAAAAGAGACAGTATTCTTCAGGATGTTGTTGATTACATCACAGAAATGAAGCCATATCACGTTCAATTTTCTCATTATTTTGAACATTATGAAACTGCTTCTGAAACAATTACTATTCCAGGAAGAGATTGGATTGAACCAACAATTAATTTACAATTTGACTCATTAAATTCTTATCCTGATATTAATAAAGTTTTCTATGCTGTTGTTCAAACATTACCATCATCAGAATCATATAATAATGAAGGTTTAACAGTATTTAATACTTCTGATGGACGTTTTTATGTCAGACACTATGATACAATTACTGATTGGACATGGGTAGAATCTGATGAAAAATTATCATATAAAGGATATTATGGTACAATTAATTCATCTAAAACATTATATAAAGTTGTAGAAGGTGAAGATTTTGATACTCTAAGAGCGTTTAACTCTGAAGATTTAAAGAATTTCTTAAATGCTCATAGAGCCAACAGATTATTCTATATGAGATATTGGAATAAGGATAATTCTTCTTGGGTTGACGGCGGTATTTCTAATTTTGAAGAAATCAAAAAAGAATTAAATGCTAATTTTAAAGGTATTGAAATCAATGGTTCCGTATTTGATATGGAAAAATTTGGGTATGATATTTTTAATTATGATACCACAGATTATGATTCTCCAACAGTAGTTTATGATTATTATTTTGTTAATCAAGCAGAAACCATTTTTGAAAATCAAGAAGAAAATCCATATTTTGTTTTCACAAATGATTTTACATATAAGAAAGAATTTGTACCTTCAACTGAACACAGATTCTCTTTAACAAATGAAATTAATACAAAATTGGCAACAGGTGGTTATGAAGTTTATGTTTATAAATGCGCATGTTCAGGAAGAATATATGAATATTCAGATTATGAATTATTAGCACCATATAATTTCATTGATATTTTCCATCCAATGCACGATAAAGAAAAAACATACATTATTGTTGCAGAAAAGACAGAATCATCAGCGATTGAAAAATTAATTGTTAATTTTGCTTATGTATTAGAATCAACATCATTTATAGAATCTTCATCCGATATTTTAAGAAGAGAAATTGTTTACTATAATCCAGCTGGTAATGAATTAAAAGTTCCATCTGCAGAAATCGTTTCCACTGAAAAGATTGCTGTTCAAAAGAAAATTGAAGATGGTTCATATAATCCATTTACAAACTATGTTTATAATGATGGTAAAATAAAAATTATTTCTGGTGTAAACATTTATGACCATATTATTATGACCGCCTTTGACTACAAATATTTGTATGATAAAATTTATACATGGGAAGATAGATATGGTCGTTCAAATAACATTGTAAATTTAGATGGTATGGGCTTCTTACGTGCTAGATATGAAGAAGATAGACCATCTGAAAAAGTAGTTTCATACCCATTAAATACATTGTTTATAAAGAAGAAAGAAGGTGATTCATCATCATGCACTATGTATATGAATGACTTTAAGAATAAACAATCAACCACTTCTTTATTTGATAATTCTGGAGCCGTTTTGTGCAAAGACCCAGAAGTTGATTCAAATGGTATGATTACTTCTTTATTCATTGATAGTATTAATAAATTTACCATCCCATCAGCTGATGAACCATTTGGTATGGCTTTGATTAATTCAGAAATCATAGAATACAAAACTGTTCTTGAACATGTAGAAGATGGTAAAACATACTGGGAATTAACTAATTTAAATCGTGGTATGTTTGGTTCAACT